CTCTGAGTTATTCTCGATAGTGATCTTAACATCAGATGGGTTAATACCAGAGCTTGCATTGGCAGCTGCTACACTTGTGCCAAGACGTAGGTTATAGTCTGCAAAGCTGAATAAGTTACCTGATGCAGTCACACCAGTACCAGATGTAGTTGTACCTTGGAACTTACCTAGAATGCTTGCTTTAGCAGTAGCTAGATCATCAGCAACGCTGATCTCTAAGCTCTTCACTGCTGCGCCGCGAACAAAGAAGCGGTCAGTTGTACGATCAGATATGATCGTCATAGACTGCGGAGTGTTTGAGTTATTACGAGTAAAAGTATGATCTTTTACAGAACCAGATACTACAGAGCTGTTAAGCGTACCCATAGCAGCCTTTAAGAAATACCCTGTTACATTGGCATCAAGATTGAATTCAATATCACCCTCAGCCCATTTTTTACCTACCTGTGAAGCAAACTGACTATCGCGCACACCGCGAGCAGACGTATCTTTAAGCGGCTCGGCCATAGGTTTGATTGTGTTGTTGTTGAATGGGATCGCTGCAACTGTAGCGACAGGCACGCCATAGGTTACTTCTGAACCAACTTCGATCCACCCTTTTCTTCCAATACTTAATGACATATATTTTTCTCCTCTATCTTAATTATAGCTGTTTAATTTTTACTCAGACAATATCTATACATTCAATCAGAATATTTGCTACTCGCACGTCAGGCTGTTCTTCACCCTCAAAGCTCCATTTCATAGGTATTGGCCTAGCAAATTTACAAGCATTATTAAGGGTAATATTATTTCTGTCGTCGAATATGGCTATCAGCTCATCAACAAGCACGCGCATAATTCTCTCAGACTCTGCCTGATTCTGTTCTTGCCTCTCTTGTAGTACTTGTATAACAATGTAATAACTTCGACGATTACGCGCAACATCAGAGAATGAACCATTTACTTCAGCAGGGTAGATACGTACTGCCGGGTAGCCCGAAATATTAGTTGCTGCATAATCATAAACGTAGTTTGGATCTATATTTACACCTGTCTGAACAAGTGTCTTAATTTGTGCTACTAGGTTGTTAAATGTTGCCATAGCTATTACCTCCCCGCTAATTCTTTAACTAATATATTACGTACTTCTTTGAACTGCTCATTGATATAGCCTTTTGACTCTTCGATTGCTGGTTTGAAAAATGGCTGTTTTGGTATACCCCTGACTTTTTTAGCAAATACCATACTACCTTTACCGCCTCTACCAGAAGACCAGGCAAGAACTTTCGCGTTCTTGGGTGTAATCATACGGCGTTCTGGGCCGTATATACCAGTACCAAGCTCGAAGTAGATGCCATATTTTTCACCAACATATACTCTACCGTTCGTTGAGAATACCTCTGTGAGTATTGAACGCTGTAGTGTGCCGGTGCGATGTGGTGCTTTACTCCGCGCGCTTGATTGTATTCGGCTCACAGCATTTTGAATAGCGCCACGTAATAGTGGATCTGCATTAGCCCCGGCTTTGCGTACATCTTTAAGTAGGGCATCAAAACCTTTTACTTCAACGCTATAGTTAAGGGACATTTTTATCACTTTTGAACAACGTCAGCTCTTGATGTTGCTCAACTCCATAGTTATACGTTGCCCGGGCGCGCACAATATACTGTTCACCAGTACCAGATACAGTCAAACGCATGCCCTCAGACACGCCAGAAGCGCGTACAAACGCAGTATAGGTTTTTCCGACAACTCCATCGGCTAGAGCTGTAATCTCTGGTGAGGCTGGCTGAATGTTAATTTTAATGGCCGCTGTGCCACCAAAGCCTGAGAATGTAACATATTGCTCTTTGTCTATATCAGATTGATTCTTATTGAGCCGAGCAACATAAGCAGTCTTATCAAATATCATGATTTAGATCCACCTTTGTACGTATGGTTCTAGCAATGTTTTTGCCATCTTGGTGAGCTTACTCTCGCCGCTCTTATCGTTGCCAAACTGTACGCTATAACTACCTTGTGAGAATCCAGCGACACCATCTTGGTTGTTGCGTGTCGAGATAATGTCTCGTACGAGCAATGTACAAGCCTCTTTGATTGGGTTAGGTATACTCTGATACCCACCAATATAATCAATCTCATAGAATACACGAGAGTTGCGTAGAGATAAAAGACGAGTGGCTGCACCTTGAATAAGAGTACCGCTGCCATCTAAGTAGCTATCAGGGTAATAAAGTTTTGATCCCGGGTATGGCAATTCATAGATTGTAGAACCGTTTACTGTGAGATCTAAGCTAATACCATATGTACCACTTACCAAACGAATAGCACTTACTGCTAGAATCTGGGGTCGACGTACAGCTATCACAAGCTCACCGTTCGTATTGATTCTCGCTCGGTCGCGCTCACTAGTTTCAACAGCAGCTTCAAAGCCTTTGACGTTACAGTAAGCATTTATATATTCAGTAGCACGCGCAATGATTCCAGATAGAGTTTGAGTACTGTAAGCAGAGGTATCTAGCTCAGGAGCGTATGCACTTAGATCTGTAGTAGCAATATAGTTTGTCATAGTTTTATACCCTCCCCCAATTAAGCTTAGGCTTCTGCGCCCCCGGGGGGAGGGCGCAGCTGGTCTGAGCTTAAGCTACTACTAGCTTGTTGCTAGACCACCGATTTTGTATTGGTATACTTCACCAATAGTCTTGAGAACGGTAGTCTCATAGACACGACTTGTGATCGCGTGAGTGGCATTCGGTACATCGTACACACTCATAGGTTCTAAGTCTTCCATTTCTAACCAGTTATCACCTGATGGTGAGGTAACAGTTAGTAAGTAAGCCCATCCACCTACGTAACGGCTAGTGACAACGTCAACTAGGTTACCAGTTACAGGGTTTACGATTTTGCTCATACGAACGCCACCGATACCATTGCCCTGATTATCTACTACGATACGCTGAATTGATCCACTACCCTGTAGGTCGTCTGCCAAAGCCTGAGCTTGACGTGCGTTACATACTAGGTGAGTAGGAGCGTCCGATCCTGCGTTGAATAGGGTACGTGAGTAAACACCTACACCTGAAGCAGTAAGAAGTGAAGCAGATCCTGAGTTTGTGGTAAAGCTCTTTGCGAACCCATCAAATTCAGTTGTTTGTGTTGCAGAGTCACCATTTAGAATGATGTCTTCTTCACCAAGCAATACTTCAATCATTTTTACTTTTTCTTCATGTGCACGTACGTCTTCTACTGAACCGCCACGATTTGCAGCAATCTGTTGACGACCGATAGATACGTCACGACCGATATTTTTGTAAGCTGCAGTAGTGAATACGTAAGTTTGAGTAGTTTCACTTGGTGTACCTGCATCTACAAAGCCAAGGCGTGTGCCTGTGCCACCGGCTTGTGGGTCTAGTCGGCTAGTTAGTTTCTTCCATCCTGCTGCCTGACCGAGTCCTGCTGAACGTGGGATAATACCACGAACAGGAGCTGCCATAGGCACAAGAATTTTGATCATTTCGTCTACATTCTCTGGAGCGAAAATTGATCGTACTGGCGGATCCATGGTGTAAGTTGATGAGATTACAGCTGCTTTATTGAGCTGATCATCAACTTGACTTAAGATTTTTTCTGCTGTTGATTCCATTACTTTTTATTACCTTTCAAATATTTCTAAATTATTACTATGCTTTACGCTTAGCGGCCATGTATTTTTCTACAAACTCGCTTCGCTCAGTTGGTGTACCTAGGCTTGCATCATTTGCATACTCCTTGGCTTGCTTTTCCATTTCTGCGAGTTTTTGGTCTCGCTCAGTTGGCTCTGATTTTTCTACCGTAGCGTACTCGGCCTTAGCTTTTGCCGGAGCAGCCATCTTTTTGAATTCCTCAACTTGACTTTTTAAGTCATCAACGCTTTTTTGTAGGTCGGCAGTTTTGGCTACCTCCTTGCGCAAATCACTTACTACGTCAATGAGCTTACTCATATCAGACTCGGTAGCTTTTTCTAAATCGGTTGACTTGGTTGATTTTTCGCTTTCGTCAACTTCTTCTGCTTCTTCTTTTTCTGAATCTTCGGTCGCAGTTTCCTCAGACTCCTCGGTTTTGGTTTCTTCTTCGGTTGCTACTTCTTCAGTAGCTTCAGTTTTGGTTTCAACTTCTTCTTCTTCAGTTGTAACCTCTTCTTTTTTTACTTCTTCTTTTTTCACTTCAGACATATTGTCTCCTTTCTTAATATCTACGATTTTGGTTGCCATCTCAACTGCAATCGTCAAATCCTTACTTGGTTCATTCATCTCTTGTACGACAGCAGCTTTGATGGTTTCGAGAGCTTTCTCGAGCTCTGCTGTGTCTTCGCCTTCGTATTGCTTACTTTGTATATAACTATATAGTTGGCAAGCTAAATCGATTAGCCAGTCAGCAGTCCAAATTGATTTTTTAACATTCGACATATTTTTATCCTTACTACTATTATTATAACTAATTTGAGCTTTGCCAATTCTGTCAGAGAATTTTTGCATCCACCAAGGAGCTGCAAACATCTTCTCGGTTGAATCAAGTACGTCTGTAGTGTGTAGAGATCCATCTTTGCTCTTTACTACTGCAAACTCAGCAAACTTACCAAGCGCCGGACTATCTACAACGCTCACCTCGCCAAGAACGTAGTCCATAATGCGAGTGATGGTTGTTGGTATGCCTTTGGCATCCTGCACAACTTCATCTTTTATAGAGTTAATCATGCCACCGATTGAGTAACCAGTGAGTACACCCTCTTTAATCTTAGTCCATGTATTCTCACCATCTGCAGATTCAGAGATGCGAGAGCCAAGCCATACGCCACGATTCTCGTCGTCAAAACGAATATCAATAGCCTTACCGACGGCTTTCTTGTCGTCGTGTTGCTCTCTGATGTTACCGATCCAGTTACTAAAAGCTACCTTGCTGGCATCATAGTCAACAATCTCGCCTTGTGAATCGATCTCTTCCATAGTCGCATAGCCATAAACCATACGCTGTTCTTCGTCTACTTTGACGATTGGGACATTCAAGTTAAATTTACGCATAAATAAATACCTCTCTATCTACAATTATAGAGGTTTTACGCTTTAAACTATTGTTTTTTCTTGGCTTCGTCTTTAACGATGTTGATTACTTCATCAACTTTAGCAATTACTTCATCATTCTGTGCTTGTAGGGCAGCTTTTTGCTTTTCTGCTTCAGCTTTCACTTGGTCGAGTGGTCGTGGGTCAAAGCGTACTGCTTGAATGTCACCTGTGATTACCAGATACACTTGTGCTATTAGCCCCAGCATAGAATGCCACACCACTGAGTCAGTCATTGGGTCTCCTATTGGGAATCCGAGTCGAGAGTAGAAGTAAGAAGTCGTATTGTTCGAAGTAAAGTGGGAATGATCACGTTGTTCTGCTGGGTGAGCGCCTTTACCTGATCATAGGCAGCGGATGCCTGAGCAGTAGCCGTCCCTGGCTTCGCTGCGCTGATAAACGTCGTGTTGTTGGCGACAGCAGTACGAGCAGGAGAGCCTGGTGCGATCTGTGCAGCAAGCTGCGATCGTACACTCCCTGCGTTGGTCTGTTCGGCAGAAACGGGAGCCGACGTAGTGACTGTGTTGGTAGCGTCAATGTTCGACATTATGCCGTCCTTGTGAAGTCGAAGCCCCAAATGCGCTGATTGTAGTTGGAGCTAGATGCGTTCTTGCCAGTGGTCTTGAGCTTCACGTCGTACACGCCGGGGGCGCTGATCGTGATGCCTGTCGTTGCTACGAAGCCGGGGTTGATGGAAGCCCCCGAGTAGTTGTCGAGCGTGGCGACAGTGGTGCCGTCGATCGAGACGGTCAGGATCCCGTACGACGAGAACGTGGTGCGCCACAGGTTGAACTTCCACGTTCCCGGCCCGAACAGAAGCTTGAACACGGCCTCATCGTTCAGGGCGGTCATCTGTGCGTAGTTCCCTGCCAGACCCAACTGCGAAGCGAACCCCGTGGCCGAATACGGCGCCACCTTCACCGGGTCAACGGGGATGCACCACGGAAGATCGATGTCCTTCCACCCGTCCGACTGCGCCGAGTCAGCGGCACGGATCTTGCCATTGGCAGGTGCGGCCTTGCGCGCCCATGTAGAGGAAGCCGTCGCCACCGGCATATCGCCCTTGGTCGTAAGTAGTGACTGTGCGACCTTCGTGTCGGCGTAAGTCTTCGTTGCCTTCTGAGTTGCGAGATTTGTGTCGCTGTTACCGGCGAGAGTGTCGTCCGTGTCACGGGTGAGAAGCGCAGCCGCGCCCGAACCAGTGAAGTATGGTACCTTGTCGGACGCCGACGTCAGCCCAGCTATTGCAGCAAGCTCGGCGTCGTATGCCTGCACGTCAGTAGCAGCTATTTTTGCATCAACTTCAGCCTTTGTATAAAAAAGATTGCGGTTGTACGTGCTTTGCACCATTGCAACCGGCGTATCGTCTTTTGGCTTCAGACCATATAGACTTAGTGGATCAAACTCAAAGCCTTTCACTATTCACCCCACTGATCGCTTAGTAATCCATACCCTTTAAGGCGCTCACGCTTGCCCCATGCAGCCTCGTAATCACCCTTACCCACATAATAGCGCTGCTTGCCCTCTTTTACGTCGTGTCGCACAATATAATACGCACCGCTTGGATGCACAAAACCATAGAAACCAACATTCTCGCTAGGATCTTGATCGTGTGGTCGGAACTTGAGAATCTCATCTTGCAATGATTTCTTCTTGACCGGCTCTGATTTCTTAATATTTGCGAGTTTATTCACAGACTTATCCACAATGCTGTGGACATCTTCTTTTGTGAGTTCTTTGTGAGTAGCAAGTTCAGACTGCAAAACGCTGATTTGTTTTGCGATCTTTGCAATATCTTCAGCCGGAACTGCACTGGTTATTTGCTTTGCGAGTTGCTCAACGTACGGCTTCATGGCAGACCGCATAGTGCCGACCGCTGGTATTTTTACTTCGTGTTCGTCTGGATAGTCCATAGTTTTATTCCTTATTCTTATTATTGCACATTACTCGCCATCCCAAATACTTATACTAGTCAAATCAATCTCGCCGGCTTCAATGTAACATTCACAATTTGGATGTCCAGGCGGAGCGTCGTCACCTGAGTCAAATACGTTACCTATCTCTATCATACCCTGAGAAGCATTACCGTCACAAATAGCGCATACGTGAGCGCCAGCGACCACCCACTGCTTCGTTTTAACGCCTGACTCGCGCATAGCAGCCATTTGGCCGCTACTCATCGCCTGACACGTCTCTGTGCGCGCGATAGTAAATGCCCGGGTAGCTGATATATCCTCGAAGTTATCAGCGATTACAGTAGATATTTCGTCAACAGTTAAACTATTGAGCTTGCCGTCACGTACAATAGAGATCATGCGCGCGCGCGTAGTCTCATCTAGGCTTGACTTATTAAGTAGATAGTTGGCTTGATTCTTTAGTGATCCAATGTAGAACTTATCTGTTAGCACAAAATCAGTAGCAATGTCTGCCTTAGTAAACAATACTGATTTGAACTTAGCGCTTTGAGTAGCCCAACGACTATATAGACTATCCACACCCCACTCAAATGCAAACTTGTAATACTTGAATACCTTTGTCTCGTTGACATAAGTAGATAGTTTTGGCATGTTATTTTCTAACCAACGCTGAAGCGCTTGCTCTGACTCAACGGTCAAAGGGTTTAGATCATCAGGTATAAAGTCAAGCTCGGGTAGCTTTTTAGAGAACCATAGTGCTTGTTTGTATATACCAGATGCCAAGGATAGCATGAATGCATCGTACTGATCAGTCTCGCTCAGTTGCTCGAGTGGATCATTGACTCTGTCTGACTTGCTTATAAAAGCCTTTGTGAGCTTTTTGATTGACATAATTATTCAACCCTTTCAAGCATCCGTTCAAACTTTTTGACCTCTGTAATAAAATTAGTACGATAATTAGTTATCTCAGTCTCGAATATGCCACGAATGTCGTCTACATCCTTAGCCTTAGTAAGCTTGCTATTAAGCTCATCAACTAAGTGTCTTGGTAGTATGTCGCTATTAAACTTGCGGAATGATTTTTTTGCTTTCATACGGTTGATTGCAGCCATTCTAAACTTAGTAATCTCAGCAAGTACAGCCTTATTGCTAGGCGCTTTCACATCTTCTTCTGGCTTGTCTTCTTCTTTAGTATCAGCTTCCTCGGCTGGATCTTCCTTTGCACCAGCGACCATACGTTGCTTGAAGTCCTCGGCAACCTGAGCTTTAGCAGCCATGCTCTCTTCATCAATGAATGTAGGTGTACCAAGCACAAATGGTTTATCTACACCGAGTGGGTCTTTTTGTTGCTGACCACGAATCTCATCAACAGTAACCTGACCTGAGCGGATAAGTATCTCATTAACTTCAGCCTCGTTCTTAGGATCTTTGTATTCAAGTCCTTCAAAACGAAACTCTAAGTCGCTATAACCAAGCTCTTCTTGGATAACACGATCCCATATGTCCTTCATGAAGTTAGCGAGTGGGATGATAGCCTTGCGGTTAGTAATGATGTCTTGGCCTTCTGAGAAACCAGCACCGCCTAGCCCTTGCTTTGGTTCAAAGCCAATCTCAATAGGTTGAACGTCAAATACAGAGCAGGTGATTTTCATAAGCCATTCAGAGAACTCCTTGTAGCGCATATCATCAACCTTGTGAGTTGGAGTGTACGTACCTTCTGGCATAAAGCGGATACGTGAGTTAGCACTACCGTCACCAGCAATGGCAGAGTCAAATATTTCTTGGAATTCACGAATCTGAGTAGCAGTCCACTCTTTCGGTACAGTATAAAAGCCTTCTGGTACGTTACCCTCGGTCATATATTCTAAGTTGAGCAGGGATGATTTGAGCGCACTATTAACCGTCATTACAAGCGTTTCAAGTGGAGCTAGTCCATATGGTGTGCTGGTTCTTGGATTAAGCATGCCGTAGTACATCTCGTCAGCAGTAAACTCAGCTGATATATTACCTCGGATTACTTGCTGATAGGCAACTTCTGGTGGTTCAGGAGTACGACCAGAGCTATCAGTACGTATTTTGATTGTGGCTGCATCAATCGGCAATAGACCATACATGCCACCACCGAGATTCTTGCGCTTCTCAAGAGCTACTGCATCCAATACCATAAGATCTTCAATAATCATATCTGTTAGGTTGCGAAATGATAGATTATATCCACCAACTCTTTTTAATATATTAGTAACTTCAAGCGCGCGATCAGTGTTATTTTTTTTGGTATCGTCTTCAATTGGTACAATCTTCCAATCCATTTGTGCAATCTGTCGCTTACGGACATTGATACATGACCGGGCTACATCATAACCAACAGAAAATCTGCGCAATACCTTGAATGGTACTGCTGCATTTGGTTTAACCCTATGTGAGTTATTTAGATCACTTAGGTTGACATCGTAGCGCTTCGCACCTATAGCCGTTGCTGCTTTATTAAGACTGCCCTCTTCTGATCTTTTGACAAGATACTCCGAGAATGGTTGAAATGCGTACTTTTCTATAATATTTTGAATTCGGCTCATTTATAAGTTCCTTTTTGAGTGGCTATGTAATAGTAATAGTCAGCGATGCTTCTACATTTATTATACTCTGAAACTGTATTAGTCCATCTATTCGGCTTCAACTGGTTGCCCCTTATCTCTATAGAAATCTAAAATGCTTGGCTCAACAGCTTCACCGTAGCAAATAATACAGGCATCAGCCATATCAGGACTTCTAAAGCCACGCTTTTTATAATCAATCTTACTCTCTACCCGGCGTTTACCTTTCGTATCCTGATTCCATTGGCGAGTCGTCAACTCCATCAGTAAGTCAGAAATATATGGCAGATCAGCTTCTGGTAGTATGTCGAGCATATGAAACCAGGCTTCGCTGATCCAGTTAGGATACTTATCTTTATCTTGTGCTACACCACCAAAGTTAATTGCCTTTACCTTATAGCCACGCTTCATCATCTCATCAGTAACGCCTCCACCAACGCCGGTATCATCAATCTTAACCTCTGCCTCTTTGTTAAACCCCATGAATTGCTCAAGCTGATCACATACTTGAGTAGTGCGGAGTTTAGTATGAACGGCATTTTTAATAGTTTTTAAACCTTTTCGATGCCAAAATACGGTACGATCACCACCCATACGAGCAACATCTACAGCATAAATATCTTGGCCGTCACCATCAGTTTCACGATTCATAGCCTCTAATACCATATCACGGCTCAATATACCCATCTCAGATTGACTTATAGGCTCACCAAGCCACTTGTGAGCGTATAGGGATGGGGTAGCTTTATCATCCTCCATCTCTTGTTTAATAACGTCTGGCAGTAAACCAGCACGCTCTAGATGATCAAAGTTAACCTTACGCACATACGAGTTACTAGGTGGGTTTTGTACAAACTTCACATATATAGGGTCAAGCTCGTTATAACGGTTGAATGATACAATAATTTGACTACCGGGCTTACGAATAGTAGGCGTAATAATATCAAGGTTTGCTTTGGTTGTATTCTGTGCTTCTTCAATCCAACATATATCAATACCCTCAGTTGATTTTATTTCAGCAATATTTTGTCGTAGCCCTTTGAATATAAACTCTGTGCCAGTAATTCTGTTTACTATAGTGTCGTTTTGTACTTCGTAGTCGCCAAACCCATACTGTTCAATGATGTCTTTGAGCAACTTATGCACTGAGTCTTTAATAGTATTCTGAACTTCACGAGTACATAGAATACGTAACTTTTTCTCACGCCCACGAATTAATAATGCTCGGCCTATTTGCTGACTCTTGCCAGACGACCGACCACCGTAGAATACAATATAGCGCCAACGCTCATTGAATAGTTCACGAAAAACTTTAAGTATTTGTATTGTCTTCTTCGGCATCGTCGTCATCCCCCACAAATTCGACTAAAGCAATATTTACATCGCCCTCAAACTTACCCTCAATTTTTTTAACTATTCTGCCTTTGAGTTGGTTGTACTCTTTGATTGCTGCGACCGATGCTTGTGGCGAGGCTTTCTGAGTAATCCAAAAACCTAGTTGTTTATCAACATGCACATTGCTAAGTTGCACCTCCATCAACTCGTCAATACGTTTCAATACATTTAAATTAGCAAGTAAGCGACTGGCTGCTGCCTGAGCTACATTGTATGCGCCCGGGCGATTCATGTTAATTGCATACGCCTCAATATAAGACTGCGTACCGTTGCCAAAGAACTCACGATCACTAGCAAATAACTCACAGAATTTTTCTTGTTTTGGCGTAAGCTTAATTACCTCAGCTTCAATGACCTCTTGTTTTTTAACAGCGGTTTTAGAGGTCTGTGACTTAGCTTTATTCTTCGTCTTCTGGATTGGTTTTTTTGCCATCTTTTATCTCTCTCAATACCCACTCACATGTGGCATTCTGGGGTATAGCAAGTAGCTTTGCCACATCCAATTGACCATGCTGCCCAACGTCGAGTGATACTGTAAAACCGCCGTCAACTTTTGGCCCGGCAATTCGTATTTTATCGCTGATAATTCTAATATTTTTTTTCATAATAATTACCTAATGATTATTACTAACCGCTACACTCCCCTACTCCCCTATGTACCACCCTCTCTCGGTTGGGGGAGTGGTTTTTTGACCGGGGGAGGGGAGTGCTTAACCTGTTGGCATATTGAACACAATTATTGCTCGAAGAGGGGTTATTAGCCATTGTTTTACTTACAACACTATCCAAATATGCACTATTTACGCCCATTACACCCTACCTTTTTCACGGTATTCTCGGCGGGTTTCTAGTATGTCATGTAGCTTAGAATTGGCGAGTTTTACACGTACTGAATGTACTATCATTGATACCTCTTTGGGGTGTATTTCAAGCACCTCAGCAATGTCTGTTTGAAACCACTCAAGTATTAATAAATCAACTATAAGTTGCTCACGCAGAGTCAGCAAATCGTATGTAGCCTCGGCAACATTAAAGCCTACGACTGAAGCCAATGGGGTAGGTGCTTCAAAGCCCAAAGGCAAGTTGGCTGCTGCCGATTTCTTTGGCATTACACACCCCCCTCAGTTCGTCTTATAACGCCAGTTACGCCATCTCTCTCGGCAAGCTTCACACTATTATCACGTACTTGTTTGCCAAATACTTTGCGCCCACAACGTGCGCATTTTAGCAATGTAGATTCTTTATCTACGCGCAAAAATATCTCACCATCATAACCGCAATCATGACTGTAGCGGTAGATTGGCATGGCTACTTACCGCCCTTTGCCGCACGTCGGCGAGCAGCGCGACTGGATGCCATTTGGCCGGTGGCAGTGGCGGCTTTAGCTTCTTGTGCAGCAAAATCTATTTTGCTAATCCATCGCTCACAAATCTTTTTCCAGCTCAATTGAGTAGCCCACTCAAATGCTTTTTCTGTAGTGTCTGGCGCTTTACCATCAATGATTGCGCCAATCTTTTCGGCTGCATCTTCAACATCCATGAGCGGTCTTAGGCGCTCATTATCTAACTCTTTTTCTATCCACAAGCTCGGCGTATTGCCAGCCTTTACTAAATGGCCACGACCATCAGCCATCATCTCAGTGAGACTTGTGTGGTCAGGCGCAACAATAGGGCGCTTAGTTGCCATAGCCTCTGTTATTGATAAGCCCCATCCCTCGCCTAGTGTGGTTGAGAGTATGATGTCTGAGCTGTTATAAATAAAGTTTACAATCTCTACCGGGAATCCCCATTGAGCTGTAAAGCCTTGTTGGTTTGGCATAATGTAGTCTTTGCCTAACTCAAAGCCGAAGTGATCGGCCATAACCAATGTATTACCACCTTGGTCATCATGTTGCATATGCAAATAGAGTAGAGGCTGCTCGTAGCCCCGGCGACGTAACTCTGCAAGTATCATGAAATTACGTACTATATCCTTACGTGACTGGTTACGGTTTACATTGGTCATCAAGAACCGGTCTTTTGCATGACCAGCAAAGTAAGTCTCTCTAAAGTGATCTATCTCTTTTTGCTTTTCAACAGGGTAGAAGTCAGTTAAATTTGTACCGTGATAGATTACATCAAGCTTAGTTTCTAGCTCAGGCATAATCTTAACTGCTTCGTCTTTAGCATAAAACGTGTAAGCTACAGGATAATCGACTTGAGATACTACCTTTTCAACCCATTCTTTTTTAGGTGTAGCATCAAATGGGAAGTAATATACTACTTTAAATTTACGAGGTAGTTGAGTGTAGGTTTCTTGCATAGGAGCAATAAGATCTTGCACAATGAATGTGTCTTGTAAGATGAATACCACATCGTAGTTACCTGTACCGAGCAGGTCTAGAAACTGCTGGCGACCATAAGGATCACCATATGGGCCACTCATTTTGAGAGCAGAAACGGCTGGATATACCTTACCCGGGAATCTCTCATGGTTATAATCTGGGCTACCATCATAATTAATTCCTACTACATCGATCTCGTAGCGATCTGTAGCCTGTAGATTCATCATGATATTACTCATTACAGTAGCAAAGCCAGTGCTACAGCAGTAATCGCCCAGCGCTAATACTCTAATTTTTTCTTCTTGCATAACTACCTCCAATCCTTAGCTGTTAGTGTTTTGTCATCAAATGGCACTTTGAACGTCTCGCTACCTGGCAAACCGCCCCATTTATCTTTGAAGTAGTCACGGTTCTTTTCAAATACATAGCTCGGCACGACCGGGCCTTCAGAATTATTTTGTGTCTGTGAGCCGAAGTGGTAGTATGGCGCAGCCGAAGTAGCATGAGCATCATAACCAAGTAGGTTGATACGGTAGTGGTAATCGTTATCTTCAAAGTAAGCTGGTACAAAGTTCTCGTCAAACTTGCCGATATGTGTGAATGTATCAGGTCGAATCATAAAGCAAGCAAAGTCTGGATGGTCAGAAACGCCGGCATCGGTTGGTTTCTCAGCTGTGAATATCTGGTATGGGTCTGCATAGGCTGCACGTTGATCAGCACCAGATACAAGTACACACTTTGGATTCTCGTCTAGGTGAGCCACAAGAGCATCAATTGTCCAAGGACTAAATAGAATGTCATCATTGCATATCAATATATGAGTACAGTCCTCGTCAATAGCCCATTGACTAGCATCGTTCCAAGCCTTAGCGAGTGGATCGTTTAGTCTCCAGTTAGGGTATACATACGGTGTCCAGTCGTATGCAGTCTGTACAGAAGCAATAGCTTCAGCTAAACCTTTAAAGTTATTTAGAACAGGGAATACTATACCTATCTTTGTCATTGTGATACCTCCGGGTAAGTTATTTTATATTCGTAATCATCTGGTAAAGTCTTGATCGCGCGCATTGTGCAATAGACGTGGTTGTTTTCTTCGTGTATTTCTTGCTTCTCGAATCGGCTGGTGTGGTTATAGTGGTTATGGAATCCATAGTAATCACCACTGAAATGGTTGAATGTCTCAGATGTCCAGTGTGCTACGTGAGTAGGATCAGAGAAGTCATTAATTGGCGTTTGTGTGTAGAACGTGCCGTTGTGCTTGAGCACTCGGTATATTTCATTGAATAACTCAATCATGGCGCTACGTCGCACAATTTTTTTACCATCATTTATATAGAGAATAGGTACAATATGCTCGAGTATGTCATAGGCAGTTACCAGATCAAACATGTCATCTTCAAATGGTAGCTTGTCAATATTAAGATCACATACTTTGATACGTGGGTCTGGTGACTTAACAATATCAGTACCGTACACCTCGTAATTATCCCAACCGCGTAGTGCATTAGCTGATCCGAGGTCTAGTTGACGTGCTGCCATGTTTTCCTCCTAATTATGTAAGAAACATTTGATTGGTTTATTTTATATAGACTCGCAATCTTGTATTGGCTTACCCCTGAACTATAGAGCTCTCTGATCCGCTTTACTTTGCTCTCGGTAAGTTTGACGCTTAACCTGTCTAAGTGATGGTGACATGTAACGCATAAATATAGCCAGTTTTTTCTATCTCGGTTATACGTACCTAGGTTCGCCCACTCAAATCTTTTTGCAACAGACGTACCGCATTTTTGGCACTGCTTAGGCTTCTTAAAATTGTTGGCGATCCACTTATGTAATGACATATATCCAACATTGTCGCCTAACCATTGGGGATGTAGTCTCCCCTTGTTACCTTTTGCAAATTGTCCTTTTTCGTTTCTCATTTGGCCTCCGTAGGTGAGTAAGTACTCTCGGTAGTCTTACAGTTTGTCATTAAGATGTCTTCGATGTAATGCATCTTATCGATCACTCTACCAAGCTTATTGAGAAAAATACCATCTGAGTGACTGCATACATTCCAGTCTGGTTCTTCTGGCAACCATGGGTCACGTATCTTTTCGAGTACACTAGTACGCATCATCACTTGACCACCATCAACTACACAATCAAAGTTCTCACCAGATATAAAGTCGGTAGCCATGAGTGGGGGAGTCTCACCCTTTGAACCATCAGCATTTACAAATTCTCTACGTTGAGAGCAGCGTACAGCATCACATTTAGGGTTTGCATCGAGGTAGCCAGCCATCTTTTCAATAAAATCTGAGTGGTAATAGTCATCATCATAGAATGTACAGAAGTACTTGCCACGTACTAGACCGGCACGTATAGCCTCATTAGTTACCCATGAGATAGGGCATTTACGCTCATGTAGTTTTTCTCGTTCACCAGTAATAAGCCAATCAATCTTAGGGCATGATGACCAACGCTCTTGTGAACGTCTCATAGCATCTGCAATATAGTCGTCTTTTTTAAACCACATACCAGAATCAAGCACGATTAACTCCCAATCTTGGCGGGTTTGATCTATTACTGATTGAATAGCAGTATCAACCGATGATTTCATATGCACAGTCTGTAAGATTGTTACGGTTGGATTGAGTACTTTCATTTGTAATACTCCACAGTGGCTTTAATGCCATCCTCAAAGCTTACCTGGGCTTGCCAATCGAGTAGAACGTATGCCTTATTGGTATTCGGCTGTCGGCGCTCAGGTTCATTGTCTTGAGTAAATATCTTATCGACAAGCTTCGGTTCTTTACCCATCGCTAATAGAAGTTCGTTTGTAAGCTGTGCAATAGATATTTCGTTAGGATTTGCTACGTTTATAATCTCACCATCCGCTTTGTCACTAGCCATCATACGAGTTAGGCATTCAACAGTATCGCTCACATAAGTGAATGGGCGCGTATCGAGAGCGCTATTAATAACTAGAGGTTGCTCACCATCCTTGATGCGACGAATAAGGGCTTTACATACATAGTCTTGCTGCATACCCGGGCCATACACATTAGATAAGCGAGCTATTGACCATTTTGGCGTGTGCTTTCTACCTACAAAGTTACGTAGTAAAAGCTCACAGATAAACTTAGATTGAGCGTATGCCCATCGTGGGTTATATGGATCGCGCCAACCGATAGTAACCTTTTCATCTGTCGGCATAGGAACGTAAGTGCCGGTGTATACTTCGGCTGTTGATGTGAATACTACCTTACGTATGTTGTTGCCGTAGACATTTAGTAGGTTTCTCATCATTTCAATATTTACAAATAGAACGTCAAACGCTGGGTTTATAAGTTGCTTAGTGCCGATAGCGCCGGCAATATGATATACCTCTGTTACTCCTGGGATTTCAGGTACTGAGTAAACTAAGTCAGCCTTATGATACTCAAAGCGATCAGGATATATCTGCGCTAGGCTTTTAATCGGGTCATTTGGTTCTTGAATATCTATTACAGCAACGTATCTACCAGACTCAAGTAGAGAGTTTGCCAGCCAAGTTCCAATGAACCCTGCGCCGCCAGTGATTAGTACTTTATCGTTCATATCAGCACCGGGTAGGGTATTGGTAATATGAATCGGCCACCCTTAGCCATATATTCACGCTCACGCTTTAGAATAGCCTCTGCATAATTCCAGACCGTAAGTAAATAGACATCAGCTCTACCATGATGCGCAAGTTCATGCTCTGGTGAAATGATTGGTATTTTAGTACCGGGCGCAAGACGACCTACCTTATGTGGTGTAAGATCTACAATATAATCTAGTTCAATACCTGTTACATTAAGCAAAGTACATGACTTTGCACTCGCGCCATAGCCAGCAATTGTTTTACCCTCGGCTTTAAGCCGGTCAACCATATTAATAAGTGCATCTGAGTTGTACATTATGCGTGACTGCATATTACCAATCAGTGCTGGTATCGCAAACTCTAGAGTATCCCATTTCTCATATCCGTCAGGAATTGATACTTGATTAAGATTCTTACTAGCTACTACACGTAAACTACCACCATGCGGGCTTGTATGCTTGTACATAACCGCTTGTAACATGTGGTTATCAAGTAGATTATCGATAGCTTTCTTCGAGAAAAAGCTACGATGTTCATGATATATATTATCCCATACCATTTGACCAGCTAGATCGATAGCATATTGAAACTCAAAAACAAACACGCCTGTATCTGATAGCTGACGATAAACACCTGATAGAAAGTCGTTAGGATCTTCTACGTGTGCAAGTACATTATTTGCAATGATTAAATCAGCCTTACCATGACCTCGTTCAATCACACTAGCTAATGGATCGCCCCAGAAACCACATACTGTATTAATACCTTGCTCACCGGCATATACACAAACATTCTTACAAGCATCTACACCCATTACATTTTTTGAATCTTTAAAACATTGAAGTAAAGTTCCGTCATTGCTTGCTATTTCTAATACAAAACCTTTGGATTGTTCGGGGAATATCTCTTTTAGTTCTTGAGCGTACTCCTCAAAGTACTTTACACCTGATGGGCTTGCGCCAGTGAAAAACCCATAATCATCATCAAATACATCACTCATATTTAGTTTATCGCTTGCTTGTAGGCTATTACAGTTCTCACAGTAAGACACGCCAAGAGGGTAGCTAGTTTCTTCTTGCTCTTTAGTCAGGGGGAACTTGTCAGCCAATGGGGTAGAACCAAGGTCAGCAACTTTAAATATCTCGCCGTTACATACTCGACACTTCATGATCGCCCCCATCTATATTGATAGTCAGCCTCTACAAACAATGGTAGTTTCTGCTGCCATTCGTCAAAAAACTGCTGCTCAGCATGCTTATAGATAGTTAAATCTGCATTGCCATCAATAATATCAATGCCATGGTTTTCACACCACTTAGCGCCAAACTCGTGATATGCAGCGCTTTGGTTGGCTGTTGCACCACTCCAGTGATCAAACTGTATACCGATGACAGCTACTCTCCATTCAAGAGCA